AGCAGTCACAACATTTGATGTTAAGTCTATTCTTGTTGAACTTTCTATCAATGAGGACATATACAATAATACAATGTCGGGTTACCTGATGGTTGTTGATGCATCTGGTTTTATTGAATCTTTGCAAATGAACGGCAATGAATTTATTAGAATCACACTCAGTAAAATTGCAGGCGATACAAGTGGTGTAATAGATAGAATCTTTCGTATTTTTAAGGTTGCTAAAAGAAATCCAGAGAATGATGGAAATACAGAAACATATTCGTTATACTTTTGCTCAGAAGAATTGTTATTATCTGAACAATATAAAATTAGTAAGTCTTACAAAGGTAAAGACATTACATCAAATATACTAGACGTACTCAGTACTTACTTAAAGATTCCCAAAAACAAAGTTGGTGTTATTGAAAACACATACGGTGTATATGACTTCATTGTACCTAATTTAAAACCTTTTGATGCCATTAACTGGATGTCAAACTATGCTAGACCAGCTCCAGGCAATATTGGTTCTGATATGTTATTCTATGAAAATAAGTTTGGATTCAATTTTAGGTCTTTGCAAACACTTTTCAAAGGAACAGTTTATAATACTTACAGTTACAATCCAAAAAATTATAATCTGACAAATAGTAATTCAGAAAAAGATTTAAGAATCTTTAATGTAATGTCGTATGAAATCATGGATTCATTTGATACTTTAGGTGCAATCAATCAAGGTATTTTTGCTAATCGGTTAATGTCCGTTGATCCACTTTTAAGAAGATTTAAGGTAACAGATTTTGATTATGGAAAGTATTCAACAACTGCACAAAAACTGAATGAATTTCCAATAACTAACAATTATAAAAACCGTTTTGGTGATGGATTAAATCAAACTCCACAGTCAACATACAAACTCGTTCTAACAAACTTTAATCAAACTGATTCTGACTACATAAAGCAAAACGACTCTGTACAACATGATGTTATGGCTGAAACGTTTATTCCAAATAGGACTGCACAAATTCCTTTAGCACAATATACAAGAGTTAAGATTTCTGTTCCTGGTGATTCCGCACTAACTGTTGGTCGTTTGGTTAATTTTACTTTATTGTCAAAGAACTCAAACAATAGAGAGCCTGATGATTTTTATTCCGGCAAATATTTAATAACAGCAGTAAGACACATGGTTACTTTAACTGAATTCAAAACTGTTTTAGAATTGGCGAAAGAAAGTACAGTGAAACTTTATTCAGCTGTCAATAATACAAGTACATTATGGCAAAAAACGGCCAAAGGAGAATTTTAAATGTCTAAGGTCATTAACAATTTTGCCGGATTAAATGGATTCATATGGTGGACTGGTGTAGTTGAAAATAGAAACGATCCTTTGAAGTTGGGTCGATGCCAAGTTCGGATTTTTGGTTGGCATACTGATAACTTACAATTAGTACCTTCTGAAGACCTACCATGGGCCTTACCTATGAATTCGGGTAATGTTTCACAAATCAGTAAAACACCTAAAGAAGGTGATTATGTTGCCGGTTTCTTTTTTGATTCTGAATCTGGTCAATTTCCTTGTTTTCTTGGAGTAATTCCTGGAATTCCAGTTGAAGGTCCTAAAAAAGGAACTGGATTTTTTGACCAAAGAACAGACAATCAATTGAAATCTTCACCTTCTCCGTATAATGAATCAGCATCTTTATATCCAAACATATTGAATGAACCTACAACTAGTAGGTTGTATAGAAATCAAAAAATTGATAAAACGATTATACAAAGAGAAAAAGACTCATTGGTTAAAAATATTCAAACGGCTGATGGATCAACTTGGTCTCAACCATCACCTTCTTATGCAGCAGTTTCTCCATATAATCAAGTTTTAGAAACAGAATCTGGCCATGTGATGGAGTTTGATGATACTGTGAATTCGGAAAGAATACATATAGCACATAGAACAGGAACATACACAGAAATACAGGCTGATGGTAAAAAAATAACAAAAATTGTTACTGATAATTATGAAATTGTTGCCGGAGATAATTTTGTTAATGTTTTAGGTAATTGTAACATCACAGTAAATGGAAATGCAAATTTATATGTAAAAGGAAATGTTGTAGAAAAAGTTGACGGAAGTGTAGATATGACTGTAAATGGAACAGTAAATGCTGTTTCGGAGTCTTTTAACCTAACGGGTCCAGTAAATATAGATGGAAATTTATCGGTTTCTGGACAAATAACTTCAACAGGAGACGTTGTTGGTGATGGAGTTAGTTTAAGTGGACATGTACATGGTGGTGTATCATCCGGTGGAAGTTTAACAAGCACTCCAATTTAAGTAATAAATAGAACATGGCAAATTTACAAAAAGTTTATACGGATTTAGATTTAACGTTCAGTCGTAGACCTGGAACGAATGATGTATCTATGCGTTATGATGACCAAGCAGTTATTGCTTCTGTTAGAAATTTATTATTGACAAACTTCTATGAGAGGCCATTTCAACCAAATGTGGGGTCAAATCTAGATAAACTGTTATTTGAACCAGTAAATGATTTAACGGCTAATATTTTGGAAACAGAAATAAGAAATGTTATCAATAACTATGAACCTAGAGCCAAGATTGATTCTTTGCAGATAACATCGAATCCAAACCAAGCTTCTTTTTCTGTCTATTTGAGATTTTATATAGGTAATAACACAACACCGACTGCGGTTAATTTAATTCTTCAAAGGTCCAGATAATGGCATCAAATACAAATATTCAAGTTACTAATTTAGATTTTGGTGATATAAAGCAGAATTTCATAAATTATCTGCAATCACAAGACACATTCAAAGATTATAACTTCCAAGGTTCGTCAATGTCTGTTCTATTGGACATACTTGCATATAACACACAATACAATTCATACTACTTGAACATGGTAGCAAATGAAATGTTTTTAGATTCTGCACTACAACGATCATCTGTAGTTTCTCATGCAAAACTGATGAATTATGTGCCACAATCAGCAATTGGACCTATTGCACAAATTAATTTAAGTTTTTCTGGTGTTAACACAACGACTTTCACGATACCAAAATATACAAACTTTATTTCCGAATCCATCGATGGCGTCAATTATAATTATGTGACTACAAATTCTACTACAACTTCTGTAGCAAATAACACAGCGTCATTTACTGGTGTTGAAATAAAACAAGGTCGTCCATTAACCTATGCTTTTACAGTAAATTCATCAAACAATCCTAATTATATTTTTGAAATACCAGACACCGGTATAGATGCTACAACAATGGCTGTAAGTGTCCAACAATCATCGTCAAACACATATTATGACATTTATAACAGTACAACAAACTATTTGGAATTGACGCCAAAAGACTTGGTTTATTTCTTACAAGAAGCAACAAATGGAAATTATCAAATATATTTTGGTGATGGTGTTCTAGGTAAACAATTATCTGATGGTAACATCGTCAGAGTTAATTATATTTCAACTGATGGCACGGCCGGAGGTTTAGCAAACAACTTTGTTCTGATGGATAATCTAGGTGGAACAGCATTTGTAACGCCAATGCAAGCAGCTTCACAGGGAAAAAACAGAGAATCTATTTCTTCAATCAAGTTCCAAGCACCAAAAGCTTTTGCTTCTCAAGGTCGTGCAGTAAGTAAGAATGATTACATTACAGCAATTCAACAAAATTCTTTAGGTATATCTTTTGATGCGGTATCTGTTTGGGGCGGAGAAGAAAATGTTCCTCCTGTTTATGGCCAAGTTTTTATTGCAATGAAACCTGCCGGTGCCTACGATTTGACAATCAACCAAAAAGAATTGATTCTTTCTCAAGTTCTTAGGCCAATAAGTGTTGTGACGGTCGAACCAGTTATTGTTAATCCTGATTACACTTATATCCAAGTATCCGCAAATGTTGTTTACAATTCATCAAAGACTGCACTACCTGCTGGTTCTTTGCAGGCAGGAATAAGAAATTCAATATACAATTATTCCTCAACAAACTTAAATACTTTCAATTCCACATTCAGTGCATATGATTTGTTAAATACGATTAACTCCTACGACAAATCGATTGTTTCTTCAGATTTCACACTCAATGTACAAAAGAAATTCTATCCAACACTTGGATCATCAACAGATTATAATCTATATTTCAATAGTTCTTTGAAACGTGGTTTGTATGGAACATCTTTGGTTAGTTATCCTGGTGTGACAATACCAAATCCAAGCAATACAGCAACAATATTAAGTGGTGTTTATTTTGAAGAAGTTCCAACCTCAACTGTTGGTGTTGATTCTGTTTCAGTAATCAGTACAGGTTATAATTACACTGGAACACCAACTGTGGTTATAACAGGCGACGGAACTGGTGCAACAGCTACCGCCAAAATCGTCAACAACAAGCTTTATTCAGTCACCGTAACGAATGCAGGAATTAATTACACATCTGCACTAGCTACTATAGTTCCTGCGCCTGGAGACACTACTGGTACAGGTGCATCTGTATTGGTAAAATTGCAGGGACAATATGGAGTAATCAGAAGTTATATTAATGATACTGTTAAAGGTAAAGTTATTGTTTCTTCTAATGTTGGCAGCATCGATTACACGAATGGTATTGTTGTTATGACCAACTTTAATCCAATTTCAGTGGAAAATGATTTGGGACAGTTAACCATATCTGCGGTACCAACAACAACAATCATATCTTCTTCATTAAATAGAATAATTACAATTGATCCTTTTGATCCAAATGCTGTAAGTGTTTCTGTTAACGCTAAGAAAAGTTAATTAAATGTTACAAAGCAATCAGAAAACATCGTTACTGGTTCCTTACGAACTCCCTAAGTTCATTAGTGAGGACCCAAACTATGCAAATTTTGTTCTATTCATTCAGGCATATTATGAATGGATGGAACAACAAAATAATACATTAGATTATAGTAAGAATCTTTTAAATTACATGGATGTGGATACAACCACGGATGAGTTTCTACAATACTATGTTAATGATTTTTTGTCTTATTTTCCTCAAGAAATCTTAGCAGATAAATCAAAAGCAATTAAGATAGCAAAAGAATTATATCAAAGTAAGGGTACGCCAGCTTCGTATAAATTTCTTTTCCGTGTTCTTTATAATTCCGACGTAGAATTTCTTTACACCAAAGATGTGATTCTAAAAGCTTCTGCTGGAAAATGGTATGTTGCCAGGAGTTTGAAGTTAGCCACGGGTGACAACAACTTTTTAAATATTCAAAATCTTCGTTTGTTTGGAAACATATCGAAATCAATTGCAACAGTTGAAAATGCAATTTATGATGGACTTAAAACAGAAGTTTTCATTTCAAACATTTCTCGATTGTTTCAATCTGGAGAAACAGTCACTGTTGTTGACTCAAATAATCAACCTGTTTATTTTCTCAATGGAGAAATTGTTCCAATAGGAACAGTAGGTTCAGAAACTTTGTCTGCCTTGATTGTTGGCCAAATTAGTCAGGTTAAAATTGATCCAAATAATAGAGGTTTGGCTTATAATACAAATGATCCGGTTGTGGTGTATGGCGGACTAAATGCAAATACAGTGGGGCCTGTTGGTGCAACTGTAAAAGTTGGAGCTGTTACTTCAGGTTCTGTTCAACGTATTGTTGTTGTTAGTGAAGGATTTGGATATACAGCATCCATTGCAAATTCACAAGTTGGTGGTGCAAACACTGTTATTCAATTCTCTAATATAGTTGGAACAAGTCCAAAAGCTCCTATAGCTATAGTCGGTTCGTTAAATCCAGTTGGAATCGCAAATGTTACGTTTATTCCAACAGATAGTATTCAACTAAAACAATACCATTATCTTGGTAATATTGCAGGAAGTTCTGGTGCAAACACTTACAATCCAACTACAGGACTTTGGACACAACAAGCATACCAATTTGCAAATTTGTCTAGTGCTAACGCAAACACATCTTTAGCCAATGCATTCTCGTTTACTGCATTTTCAACTTTTCCATTATCATCTGTTATTGTACAAAACCAAGGTGGCGGCATAACATCACCACCAACAGTTGAAGCAATATCAGAATATACAACTGATGTTTATTCACAAACAAAGATTGCAAATTTAGGTATTCTTGCACCAATACAAATCATTAAACCAGGCTCTGGTTATGCAAACAACGACCAGATTGCAATACTTGGTGGTTCAGGATATGGAGCTTTTGCAAATGTAACTGTAAATAGTACAGGTTCAATTATCTCAGCAGGTTATGTTAGTAACTCAACAAACAGAATGTCTTTAGGTGGAATGGGTTATTTCAATGGTTTGCCTCGCGTAGTAGTACAACGCACAGCAAACGGAAATGTAACTGTGAGCACGACAAGCGCAGTTGTTACTGGTAATGGTACAAACTTTACCACACAATTTAGTAATGGTGCTTTATTGGTTACAAACACAAACATCGTTATTGGTACAGTACAGTCTGTCGTAAATGCAAACTCAATGATACTAACTGCAAATGCTTCCATCAATGGAAATGCAAATAGTTATTATCTAGGAACTTCGTTGTTATCAGTTCCGGGAATTTTAGGCAGAGATGCTACTTTCTCACAAACATTGGATCGTGTTGGTTCAATTACTTCTTTTAATATCACTGAAAATGGGCAAGATTATATTTCTGCACCAAGAGTTTCTTTGAAAGTTCAAGATTTAATAGTTTCTAATGTTTCGATATTATTTATTCCATCTACTGGTGATGTGATATATCAAGGTGCAAATGTAAATACTGCCACATATATTGCAACCGTCGATTCTATTTTCGCTTTACAAAACGCCGTGCCGGCCAGCAATAGTATTTACCAATTAAGAGTTTACAACTATAACGCTATTCCTAAGAAATCATTGCCATTGAAAATCGATTCAAGTGCGTCTGCTCTTAGTTTAGTTGGTGGTTATACAAATATACGTAATACCACTTTTGATAACGATATAACTAATACAAGATTTGATTCAGCAAACGGCATCATAACTTACGGTGACGGATTTGCAAAAGCAAATGCAACTTTCTTAAATGGTCTGGTTATTGCCGATGGTGAATACATAGGTACTTCTGGTCATCCAAGCTCATATGATATATTACAAAGTGTGGATTATAACAACTTCACCTATCAGATTACTCTATCAAAAGAGATTGAAAAATACCGTGACATTTTATTGAATCTATTACATCCAACAGGAACAAAAGTTGTTGGTCGTATTGCAATGGGATCAAGTAACACTATGGATTTCCATGCATTTGATGCTTTAGATACTGGATATTCATTAGGTTATTACGCTGGAGTTGCGGCAACTGCAACTATTCCTGCGGGCAATGCAACAAACCCAAGTAATAATGTTGTAAGATTCAACAATTTATATGGTGCGAATATTTCAGATTTTGTCACCGCCAATACGACAGAGTTGATATTTACTTATGGAACAGAATTTAATGATGTTGTTCATGGATTGGTTGTCAAAATAAATGATGCAGCAAATACTGTAACACTAGAAGATAATGTTTGGACATATTTTGCCAATGTTGCAATTGGTACTTCTGGATCCAATGGTAATAACCAGATAATAAATATATCAACAGTAACATATAGTTATAACATTGTCAACAATGGAAGTTATAGTAACACGATGTATCCTATAAAAGATATGATTCGTGTTGGTGATACAGTTACAGTTAATGGAGTGGCTCAAACAGTAACATCATTTAATTCACCGTTTACTTCTATTCTTTTAAGTGGTCCATTAACAAGTGGTGCAAATGGATATATTTCTGTAGGCAGAGGTATTACTTCTTTGTATAACAATGTACAAATTATTGGACCAGTAGGAACACAGTATCTCGCAAAGTTGGGAACAGAAAACGGCGATATAATATCAACAGAAACAGGCGCTTGGCTACTAATAGGATAAAAAATGTCAACAATTAAAATTTCAGAGTTACCAAAATTTCCAACAATCAATGCGAACACATCAAACACATTGTTTGTTGGTGTTGATATACCTTCTGCACAGACATTCACGTTTTCTGCCGAAACACTAGCAGAAGGTTTGTTTGCAAATACTGCACTTATTGTTGGTAATAATAGAATTGTTTATCCATCAACAACAGCACAATTCTCAGGTGTTGCTAACGGTTTTTTACAACTTAACTTACAAAATTTTGCAAACGGAATATATTCTTCAGCTGATTTTGTAGTTTCAACGGTAGACTCAGACAATTCAACCAAGTTTATCGACATGGGTATTGATGGCCCTTTGTATAATGATCCGGTCAATTATGCTGCATTTAAACCATATGACGGATATTTGTATGTTCATGGACCAGGAGACACAAGTCCACAAGGTAACTTAATACTAGGTACAGCAACATCTAACGCAATCATTAAGTTTATGGTTGGCGGAACAATGAATGAAAACATTGTTGGATGGATGACAAAGACTGGTCCAAAATTAAATACACAATCATATATCACCTATTCTGATAACACTCTCCAATCTACTGCGGCTGCACCTTATGCATATTCTAATGCTTCATTTTTGAAAGCAAACAATGCACTTGCAAATACGACAGGAACATTTGCCGGTAATTTGACTATTACAGGTGCAGTTGTTGCTAGTTCAGGTAATGTTGGTAGTTTAACAATTGCAAATAATTCAATTTATTCCGCATTAACCAATGAAGATATGATAATTGGCCAATCAGGAGCAACTGCCAATTTAGTTATTAATCGCACAACAAACATCACTAAAGATATTAGTATAACAGGAAATTTAATATCTACAGGAACACTCATTGACTTCAACAACTCGAATTTTGATCCAAATATTGCTTTTGTGCAAATAACTGGTGTCAATACAGCACACCAATCATCAAATTCAAACTACATGTTGCAAATTACAGGTAAAGCAAACTCTGTAACTCGTTTAGTGTTGGATAGTTTTGGTCAAAATACTTATCCTGTTGTCATTGGTCGCATGGGTCGTGGTTCTGCCGCTGCACCAGCAGCAGTGGCAAACAATGATGTTATAATGAGAATTGTTGGTAACGGTTATACTGGAACACAATTTCCAGGATCTAGTCCAACTAAAATTGATTTTGTTGCAGCTGAAAATTTTACAGATTTGGCAAGAGGAACACGTATTGATTTTTATAATACAACTATTGGATCAAATACAATTCAAAGAATTGCATCATTTAATGCAACCGATGTTACATTTACTGGTGTCGTTAATCCACAAAAAGGATTTATCTATACACCTAGAATTCCCGCAGGTAATCAAACTGCAATTACTATTGATTATGCATCAGATTCAATGATTAAAGCCAATTTGGTTGCAGATTTAACATTTTCACATACAAATTTCGTTACAGGTAAATTGGTGGAAGTGTGGTTGGTTAATTCAGGAGGAAATGCTAGAACAATAACACATGGTGTTGCAGCAATTAATTCCACAACAAACTCTTTAACATTCAATATGGCTGCAACATCTGCTGCTTATTTGAAATACTTTAGTATTGATGGAAACCTTGCAAATACTTTCGTTTCTGTTGTATACGCTTAATAAATAGAATATTATGGTACCAAATCTAAACACACTTACAAACCACGCAAAAGTAATCAGAGTTGCAACGGATTACTACAATCCAACAGCAAAAGTTTACGGAATACCCATTGGTTCAACATACGCTTTTATAGGCCAAGAAAATTCATGGCCTATAGTAAATTCAACTGAAACACCATCACAACCAACAGAAGACCAATCATATCTGAAAAAAATCTTTAAGAATATGATTGCAGCCAAGCTGATAGGTGTTAGTAATATTTCGCCTGTTATCTCTAGGATAAATTGGGCCAACAACACAAATTATTTTGCATATTCTGATACCGTGAATATGAATGCAAAAGACAATATTGGATTTCCACTTTATAATTTTTATATAAAGAACCGTTACGATCAGGTTTTCAAATGCCTTGCAAATAATAATGGTGGATTATCTACATTTGAACCATATTTTCAACCTGGTTCTTATGGAATAAATAACATTTATCAAGGCAATGACTTATATAAATGGAAATACATGTATACCATTGACGCTGGGCTCAAGAAAAGTTTCTTGGATACTGATTGGATGCCTGTTCCTGTA